CTTGTGGACGCAAGAAGGGGGAAAAAAGAGGTACTCCTTACTGCCGTCCGAGTAAGAGGGTGAGTTCAAAAACACCTAAGACATCGAAAGAAATGACAAAGTCAGAAAAACGTAGTAAGATACACGAGAAGAATAAACTTGGTCAACCCGCTGGCAAGCCCCGTAGAGTGTCTGCCGCAAAGCGTAAAACGAGGAACTACTAATGACAACATCAGATTCAAGAGACTTTAATCTCGACGTTGGTGAGATCATCGAGGAAGCGTTTGAGCGGTGCGGCTTAGAGGTTCGTACAGGTTATGACGCTCGTACTGCTCGACGTTCTTTGAACCTGATGTTTGCAGAGTGGGCTAACCGTGGGCTTAACATGTGGACCGTGCAGCAAGGCACGATAACCTTAACTCAAGGTCAGGCAACGGAGACGTTGCTTGCGGATGTGGTTGATATCTTAGAGGTTGTGCTTCGCAGAGACGGCACAGATTATGATATGGATCGGATTAGTCGTGGTGATTATGCTACCTTGCCCAGTAAAACAACGCAGGGAAGGCCAAGTCAGTTTTGGTTTAATCGTCAGATTGCTCCTGTTATTAACCTTTGGGCAGTCCCTGAGAACTCTACAGATCAAATAGTTTACTACTACCTGCAACGGATTGATGATGCAGATACGCTGGTCAATACTACAGATATGCCATTTAGGTTTTATCCTTGTATGGTTGCAGGCTTGGCGTATTATCTTGCAATGAAACGAGCTCCCGAGCGTCTTCAACTTTTAAAGGTTGTTTACGAAGAGGAGTTCCAACGTGCCGCAGACGAGGACGAAGATCGAGTTCCGTTAAAGTTGCAGCCTAGCATTCAATATTTGAGGTTGTAATGGCGTTTGCATCTGGAAACAAAGCATGGGGAATATCAGATCGTTCTGGGTTTAGATACCGTTTGAAGGATATGAAGAAGGAGTGGACTGGTGCTTTAGTTGGTCCAGATGAGTTTGAGCCCAAGCACCCTCAGTTGTTTCCTATACGCATAGGTCCAGATCCACAGGCGTTACGCAACCCAAGACCCGAGCCCAACCTTCCAGAAGAAAGAAACATACAATACGGTTGGAACCCTGTTGGAGGTCCAACGGACAATGGAATTAACCCCCCTAACAACTTGGTAGCTACTGGGTCGGTAGGAGAAGTGACGGTGACAACATGAGTTTTACATACACGCAGTTAAAGACAGCTATAGAAGACTACACTGAAAATAACGAAACGTCTTTTCTTACAAATCTTCCTTTGTTTATCCGTCTTACTGAGGAGCGTATTCTAAAGAACGTGCAACTTAATCTTTTTAAGAAAAACGTGTCTGGGTCTATGACATCTTCTAATCAGTATTTAGCAATGCCTTCTGACTTTCTAGCACCGTTTTCATTGTCGTTTACCAACAGTAGTAGCAACACTACCTTTGTAGAATACAAGGACACGGACTTTGTTCAAACGTATACTCCTAACGTAGCTACGACTGGAGCTCCCAGATACTATGCGGCTTATGACTTAGATAACTTCATCTTAGGACCTACGCCGAACAGCAGTTATGTTACAGAACTCCATTATTTTTACAGACCTCAAAGCCTAACACAAAGCACATACACTTTGACGTTAACAAGTGTGACAGGAACATTTACTGCCAGTGATACAATTACGGGTGGAACAAGTGGTGAAAGCAGTGACGTAGATTCTGTTCCAAGTTCAACGTCTATAGTTGTGGTTATACCAAGCAGTAACTACACCGTGGGCGAAACGGTAACCGCCAGCCCAAGTGGGGCAACGGGAGTGGTTTCGGCAATTGGGGCGGACACTACACTGACTTGGCTAAGTGAGAATGCCGAGATGGCATTACTCTTTGGTAGTTTAAGTGAGGCATACTTGTATATGAAGGGTGATCCTCAGATGATGCAGATGTACTCTCAGAGGTTTGCTGAATCAGTTGGTCGTTTAAAGAATCTAGGCGAAGCTCAAGAGGTTACGGATCAGTATCGCACTGGACAGATTATTCGTAAAAAGACGTAAGGAGATTAACGTATGAACAACATGTCTTTTCCGGTCACAATGTCTAATGACTTCAAGGTTGAAGTTGCTACGACCAATGGCCGAGGGTCTACGCCCGAAGAAGTTGCTCAACGCTGTGTGAATAAAATAGTTGGGATTTCTGAAAATGCACCTCCTGCAATTCGGGACCAAGCTAGAGAGTACCGGAACGCCTTGGAGAAGACTATCGCAATATATATGCGACAGGCTATCCAAAGCGATAGAACTACGGTATATAATGCAATTAAAGATGCTGGTCAGCTAGAGTTGGCCGAATATATAAGGAAAATGTAAATGGCTTTTAGTGGCAACTTCTTATGTACCTCGTTCAAAGTAGAACTGATGAAGGGGGTTCACAACTTCACCTCAAGTGGTGGCAACACATTTAACATCGCACTGTATGACAACAGTGCTAGTTTTACTGCGGCAACTACGGCATACACCTCGAGCAACGAGATCAGTGGTACTAACTACACTGCGAAGGGTCAGGCGTTAAACCCTGTAACTCCTGTGGCAAGCAGCACTACCGCTCTTGTAGACTTTGCGGATGAGGTGTTTTCAAACGTAACGATTTCATCAGTTCGAGGAGCGTTGATCTTTAACGACTCTGCCTCTGGTGATCCTTCGGTTTGCGTGTTGGATTTTGGCGCTGACAAAGCAGCCAGTTCTGGGGACTTTACGATTGTCTTTCCAACAGCGGATGCGTCTAACGCTATTATCCGGATAGCCTAATGTCTGACGCCATCGTTGCACTTCATGGGTGGAATAGCTCTACCAGAGGGTGGAACGAAGGCGCGTGGAACTCAGAGGTTGCGCTTCCTGGCGCTGCTGGATCTGTGGGTGCAACCACAGTTACTGCTGACTCAAACATATCGGTTACGGGGGTTGCAGGAACCAGTGCAGTTGGTTCTGTGTCTATCACGGGCGCTGCCAACATATCGGTTACGGGGGTTGCTGGCACAGGTGCAGTTGGTTCAACCACAGTTACTGCTGACTCAAACCTTTCGGTTACGGGGGTTGCTGGCACATCGGCTTTAGGAAGTTTCTTTACCACCAACACGATGGTAACGATGACAGCTTCGATCAACAGTGTAACCGTAACGGGCGCGGCCGACATATCGGTTACGGGGGTTGCAGGAACGGGCTCTGTTGGATCAGTTACAACATCTACTGATTCAGAAATATCGGTTACGGGGGTTGCAGGAACTGGTTCTGTTGGCTCTGTTACTATCACAGGTGCAGGCAACATATCGGTTACGGGAGTTGCGGGCACTGGAGAAATCGGTGAATTGCAACAACCATGGGGATTGATTATACCATCGCAAACACCAAACTTTACGGGGGTAACGCCCTCGCAAACACCAAACTTTACGGGGGTAACGCCCTCGCAAACACCGTCTTGGACGGACATTGCAGCATAGGATAGAAAAATGGCTAGTACATATGTAAATGACTTACGGTTAGAGGAAATTGGTTCCGGCGAACAGTCAGGAACTTGGGGTGATACCACTAACACAAACTTAGAACTGATTGCGGAGGCGTTTTCTTTTGGCACAGAAGCCATAACAACAAACGCTGACACGCACACAACTACAATTGCGGATGGGGCAACGGACCCTGGACGTTCGATGTTCTTGAAATACACAGGAACTTTGGACTCTGCTTGTACAATTACAATAGGTCCAAACACGGTCAGCAAGTTGTGGTTTATTGAGAACGGAACTTCTGGTTCTCAGAACATCATCATATCCCAAGGGTCTGGGGCCAACATTACAATTCCAGCGGGACAAACTAAGGCTATTTACTCAGATGGCGCAGGTTCTGGCGCGGCTATGGTTGATGCGTTTGCTACGCTTAACGTGGTGGACTTGTTGGTTGATGACGATCTGACTGTTACGGATGATGTAGCAATTGGTGGCGCGTTGGCCGTGACGGGTGATTATTCTTCCACAACTTCTGGTACATCCAACCTACGCCTTGGCGTCAACGCAGGTAACTCAATAGTCTCTGGCGGTAACTATAATACTGTTGTGGGCGATGAGGCTGGCACTGCTTTGACTACGGGTGATGGCAACGTAGCGGTAGGCTTTGAGGCACTTAAGACTGAGGATGCTAATGGTGAAAGTGTTGCCATTGGTTATCAAGCACTGAAAACACAAAACGCAGGAGCCTCTGGTTTAAACGTAGCAGTTGGCTACCAAGCAGGTACTGCAGTTACAACTGGTGTTAAAAACGTTATAGTGGGTGCTTCAGCAGGTGTTGCACTTGCAGGTGGAGCTAACAAT